AGTTCTTTCCAAATACGTTCAGTAGACACTTGTTTAATATTATACCCATAACCACCAATAGTTTCTAAAATATCTTCATCTATATCGAAATCCAACACAGACGAAAATCTAAACGCACGAAACATACGAAGATAATCTTCAGTAAGTCTATAATCTGAATCACCGACAGTCCTAATAATTCTATTAGCTATGTCTGCTTTACCACCATGAAAATCTAAAATTTTACCATCTTCATCCATATACATTGCATTAATAGTAAAATCTCTCCTATATGAGTCGGTTTCAATATCAACACCTATTTCAACATCATTAGGTCTACGTCCATCTGAATATTCCCCGTCAGAACGATATTGTGCAACTTCAAACACTTCATCTTCAAATTCAACAACAACTATTCCAAAATCTTTATTGGAACCAATATCATGAGTGTTAAAATGTTCTTCTATTAAATCCATAGGTACATCGGTAACAATATCAATATCATTACATTCTCTACCCATAATATAATCACGCACAGCACCACCAACAATATATGCCGTAGAATTACTTTTCAATGTTTTGAGTTCTTGTATTAGATGAAATCCAATATCATACATATTTATTCCTTTATTAATATATTTAATAAGTAATATATATTATTTTAAACTCATTGTCAAGCCTTTTCTAAAAAATCTCGCACTAATATATTGGTAGGATTACTTTTAGATATAGCATTAAATACTTCTATTTGTTTTTTATTTAAATCTCTCAAACTAATTACACCATTTCTCAATTTTAATTCGGTTTGAAGTAATTTCATAATCCAATACGCATCAATGATATCTTCTTGTGGATTTTTTAAGTCTTCTAAATGACTTAAATCTAAAAATGTTTGAGTTTCTTTATTAAATTGTTGAAACATTGTAACCTTACCCGCAGACCCATTTCCTGTTGCAAACTTTTTTATTGCCGATGGTGTATATATTCTTATTGGTGTCCCTTTATCATATATCATACTTTTTGTCAATATTGTGGCTTCAGCTATATTAAACACTTTGCCCATACCACCCATAGCATATCCTTCTATAGCAACATATTTAGGAATATCATTACTATATATAAAATCTTCACATTTATCTCGTAAAAAATAAAATCTATCTATATCATTACGGAAATTCTTTTTCACATTATGATGAAGGTGATTATCTATCTTACAATTTTTTAATGTTGAAGAAAATGACATATAATCTATAGATACTATATCAAAATCATTATTCAATTTGGCTTTCACCACAGCAGGGGATGAAATACTATAATCAATTCCACATATAAACATAAATTCTCCTAAGTAAAGAAGATATTTATATTATTTCTTATTTTCCTTTTTAATAGGAAAATAAATTTTGTCTCCAATTTTGTTAGTAAAATAATTACCAATAATATCCCATGTTAATTTCACAATACCCTGATTATTTTTATTAATAAAATCATTAACATCTTTAACATCACCATCACATCTATAATCTTTAAGAAACTTGGTCCAATTAAATACATATTCTTTTGATTTAAGTAACTTATGAACTTTTTTATTAGCACTTTTATCGTTATCTAATAAAAAATATTTCTTAGGAAATTTGTCGAGGGCATCACTCTTCAATTTTAATCCTGTTACAGCAATAGAATTATCAACGAATATTGAATCTATAGGACCTTCTAAAATCGGTACAGGCTTATTGACATCAACATTATAATAATTGTATATTGTTATTTTATGATCACCGAAACGAGATAAATATTTAACACCAGCTTTATTATTAAATGACCTTCCTTGATAGTAATATATTTTACCATTAGGTTTTCTAAATGTAATTATAATTCTTCCAAAAAATACACCTCCTGTGGCATACATCCATTGTGAATATACATCTTTGGGTATATTGCGGTCCTCACAATATTTAACACAATCAGGAAATTTAGTTAGACGTTTAAAATATTTTGTATCTTCCTTTTCATCTCTTTCAGAAGACCCTTTTTTTCGTTTAAAATTATAATTTTTCGTACCATCATCTTTTTTATTACGCATAATATCTATCATCATATTTTTATAATTAACAGGAAAATATTCTTTCATCCATTTAATAGCTGTTGTAGATATCCCACAATTATGACAATAATACACCCAAGGATCTTTTGTAGTTAATATGAACCCTCTCTTTTTATATTTATCTTTAGTTGAATCTCCACATACATTGCACCGAATATTATAATATTCACTAGTTTCAAATACGTCATCAAAATAATTATTTAGAACTATACGTACATGTTGCCCTACAATATCATTATCAATTTCAAATGCCATAATATATCCTTATACATATTAAAAAGAAATGGAAGTGATATATTCACTTCCATTTCATACCACACTTACATAGCAAGGTTATTCATCGTCGTCATCTTCTAAGTCATCGAAAAATGAATCGTCGTCGTCATCATCGTCATACATATTCTCATCACCGATATCTGTAGAAATATCATCATCATCGTCAACAACTTCTTCATGTTCTACATCATCTTCTTGAATTTTACGAGAACGTTTAGGTTTTGTTTCACTGGATGTACTTTCACCGATAACTTTCTCATATTTAACTTTAAGATCATCATATGATTTAAATTCAGATTCATCAACAAATCCACCTAAATCATGACGAAGAGCTAAAATTTTCTCAGGATCACCATATTCATCAAGAGATGTTGGTGTATCTGAAAAATATGATGCATCGTAATTACTCATTTTACCTTTTTTCTTTGCAGAAAATGTAAAATTAACACCAGCATCTTCATCCCAAATAAATTTATCGTCATCGATAGCATCATCAACTTTTTCCATAATTTTTTTACCGAATTTGAAAATAAATACTTTACCTTCATTATCTGGATTATTTTTATCTTCAATAATGAGAGCATTCATATAGAAATACGTATTTTTCTTACGGTCATAATAAAGATCGTTATCTGTCTCGTAATAATTTTGTTTATATAAATCATCACATACAGGACACGATTTACCGATAGTAGATGGACAATTATCAATAAACCAACCACCAACATCATTAAAGAAATGACTTGATTGTTCTACATAAGGAAGTTCCGTATCTTTAGAATCCAAGAATCTCATAATAACTTTTGCTTGATTCTTGTCATTAAATGTAGGAACAAAAATTCTCTCATCCGCTTTGAACTTCTTCTTACGGTTCTTAATACGGCTGTTGATAGAAGACCAATCCTTCTTAGGCTTCTTAATTGGCATATAACACCTCACGATTAATAGTTTTACTTTTGAGTTATCTACTCAACTTTAAATAATATATATTAACTATTCCAAAAAGTCAATATAAAATTTCAAAAAGTTTATTATTTTGTTTAATTCCATATTTTGATGATAATTCGTCTTTGAGTATCCATTCAGTTTCATCATCAATAAATTTCAATATATGATTCAACAACATACAATCTTCTAAATATAGAATAGATTCACGTATTGATATATTATTATCTCTTTTTAATTTTCGTAAAATTATATTAAAGTCGTGTTGTTCATTAAATGAATACACACCACCTTCTATAAATCTACTTATATCTTCATATTCAAATCCATAATCATCTTTTAGGATTTGAAAAAACCTATCACTATCTATTTCGGAATGCAATATATCTTCATTCTTTTCGAATGTAACATAATCACGTTTAATAAGTTCCGTTTCAATCATATTATTATCTTCCATTTCTATACACCTCACACTTTCAGTAAACTATACTTCACATCGTCATCAGCATCATTTATATATTTATAACTAATGACATAACCTCCCGTGGATAATAATTTTCCTAATAATATGATTGAGTTTGAGTGTTTAATAGAATGTATACCATGAGTTGCCTCATCTATATAAATCCTATTATGACAATTAGGACAAACTGCAATCAAATTACTTTCTTTATTATCACCCCCAAGAGATTTTGGTATAATATGATGAAAGTGAATTTGAGATCTATCTTCACAACAATATTCACAGTCTGGTATTTGGCAATAATACATAATATCTCCACTATAATTATAAAATTTAATAGAGATATTTATATATTTTTTAAACATCTATTTTAGATGTTTTTTTATTACCACCTTTACGAATTATCTTGCGATTTTTAGGTTTAGGCTTTTCATCCGATGATGGTTTTGTTTTACTCGGTTTAGGAGTATCTTCTATCTTTTCCACAACACCATCATCAGTAAGTCTCATTTTATTATAGTCAACTTTAATAGTCACACCGACTTTATTTGGACCATAACGATTTTTTATTAATGTCCATCTATATTTTCCAGCAGCTCTCAACTCATCTTGTTGAGTTACACCTATCATAATATCAGCTGTAAATGCTGTACCTATAGAATCGGAAGCATTAGTTAAATCTAATTCTTCCTTACCCATACCCATTCTATTTGTTTGAATGGCTGATACAATAGGTATAGCCAACTCAACAGCCAACCCACGAACTTCTTCAGTTATACGTTTTTGAGTAGTATAAGTGTTATCATTCTTAGAATTAAATGTTGAAGCCATAATACCAATATAATCAATATAAATTATGTCTGGTACGAATTTCTTCTTTAATTCTAATTCTTTAACAACATTCCTAATATGATTTACCGATGCAACACCTGTAGGGTATTCTTTAACGATGAAACTCCCTTTGAGACGGTCTCTAGCTCGTTGAAATGCTTTCCCGAACTTATCTCTAGGTAAACGTTTAATGTCCTTAGAACTCATATCAAATGCATTTTGAAGTACTCGTTCACCTATTTTAAATTCAGACATTTCACACGTAATGTATAATACTTTTTTACCAGAGAATACATTATTAGTCGCCACAGAACCCATAATAAGAGATTTACCCATATTAGTTTCAGCCATAAATAATGTCAATGTTTTTTCATGCATACCACCTTCAATCAAATCATCAATAGTATCAAGACCTGTTGACACCACAATATCTTTATTGTGTAATTGATCGTAAATTAGTTGTTCGGTGTCTACATCAAAAATATCTAAACCTACATTATTGTCGAATGAAAATGCTACAGCTTCTCTCATCTCATCGGGTGCTGCACCAATATTTTCCATATCATCATTATTTACTTGTTCGACTACTTTAAAACATACATCCATAATACAACGTTGTCGTATAAACTCTTCGGCTTCACCTAAAATCATTTCCGTAGAATATTCGGACGTATCCATCTTAATAACTGTTTGAAGATGTCTATAAATATCAGGATCTTTAATTTTTAAGCGAGTTTCTTTTATATTAGGAAACTTATTATATTTTTTCATAAACTTCTTAATAAATTTGATAAGTTCCACATTCTCCACTTCATCGAAGATAGAAAAACGGATATACGGGATAATTTTATCCCGTAACTCCTTATCAGTATATAAGAATTTCATAATAATATTTTCAAGTAATTGATCGTTATCATTACTCATTTAAAATATACCTTCCAATTCATCATCAACTAAATTATCATCAGAAAATTGATACTTATTCTCTAACCATTGTGAAAAATCAGTATCCTTATATATAGGACCCCAAAATGCCCCTGTGTACATATCGACTTCTTTAATTTCTGGATCATTCTCTATAAAAGACCTTACATATTTACCAGGCTTAACCTTAACAACACATCCATGTTTTAGTGCATCAGGAAGCATTCCGTAGAATGGGTCTAATCCACCTTCATTACGAATACGATATTCGAGAACGGTTTCTGCAATAGAGAAACGAGACTTG